GCTATGAACTGCTTGGAAACATCACCAATAGTGAACTTTGCCAAACCCGCCGCGACATCCGCCATCATCGAAGATGTGTAGCCAACTGCCGTCGCGTACATACCTACAAGGGTATCAGAAACGATCTTGAATACTCTCGTAACTCCATCGCCAGCATTAACGACAAATGCAGTTGCGGTAACGAGCTTGTCGCCCATCTCCCCCACGACCTTTGTTACACCGCCACCCGCTTTGACGCTGTCATTAAGGTCTTTTGTCAATTGCTGAACCACTGGCATGAAATCATCAGCGATCTTGTTTTTTGTCCCCTGCAAGTTCTGCATGAGCCCCATAAGCTCGCTCGAAAACTGTTTCGAGACGGCTATGGTTTGAACGCTGAGAATAGCGCCGGCAGACTCCGCAGCATCGCCAAGCTGCTTGAACTCCTTCCCACCGTTGCGCAATAAGGGAACGAGCGCACTGGCCTCGTCGGCAATGCCTTCCATATAGAAGGTCATTTCAGCCTGGGAGACATTTGCTTTCTCAAGGGTCGAAACATACAACTGAAGAGCTTCGGCGCTGTTGAGCTTTTTGAAACTTTCCGCTGTCACGCCGACTTTCGGCGCGATGACCTCAAAGAAGTCTTTCAGCTCGCCGCCGCCGGTGTTGAAGAAGTCACCCAGCTTGTCGTTGGTATCCTTGAAGATGTCCGCGAGCTTGTCCTGCTCAACGCCAACAGTTTTCGCGCCTGCTGCGTATTTTTGGAACTCGGTTGTTCCAAGACCAGCCAGCGCTGCAAGGTTGGAGATTTCCTTAGCGCTGCCGGCCGTGTAGGCGACCAGCCCTGTCAGAGCGGCAGGGACAGCTGCGATGGCAACGCCCACACCCTTGGCCAGGTTTTCAAAAGACTTGGCGATTTCCGCGTTGCGTTTCTTTGCCTCTTGGCTCGCCCTGTCAAGAGGGCCAGTGAAGGAACCGATCCTGGCCACCAAATCCAACGTGAGCGTGCCCAGTGACTTGCTCATTCAACTCGCCTCCAAAGGTAAAGCCCGCTGTGCGGGCCTTTTAAGTTTTATGCCCAGCTTTCCATAGCCTGCTCGAGACTGATGGCCGGCTCGACCTCATGCTGCATGAAGTCGAAAATCTTGTACGGGCCGTCCTTGTAATTCACGTTGGCGTACATCATTGCGAGCAATGCCGATCCGCGTTCCACCCGCATGCCGATGTTCAGAGAGCCACGTAGCGCCCGGTACTTCAGCCAGGACCTGAACTCGTTCAGGCTGAGGCTTTCCTTGGCTTCCGCGATCGTACGCCCGCCGATGCCGGCGAGGACGAGCTCGTGCCAGAACTCTTCGTCGTCGGAGAGGGCGCCGTCTTTCCCAAGTTGTTGACCTGGGCGATGACTGTCAGCAACGCGAAAGTCAGGCTGGGGTCGAGCGAGCCACGCGTTGGATCAGCTTCTCCGGTGATGTCTTCAACTGTGAAGACGGGCTTTCCCTCTTCGTCGCAGATACTTGCGGCAATTCGGCCCGCGTGAACCTGCACCTTGCCAGCGGCGGATAGTGCATCGTTGATCGCCGTTTGAAACCCCAGCGGCCTGACGTAGACCGTGGCGACGAATTCTTTTTCGCCCTGCTGCCATTTGATTTCTTTCTCGACCGGGCGACCGGTGAACGCACCCACGCCGCGCAAGCTTTCAAGACTTAATTTCATCACGATGCCTTATGCGTTAGCCGACTTGCGAATCCAGGCGGAGCCGCCGGAGCGCTGGATGGTGCCCGCAGTCTTCACGACTGTGTTTCCTGCGAAGTCGAATGGGAAGTCGGCGACATAGCCGTCGAACACGAACCAGGTGCGTGTCGGTGGCAGCTCGAAATCATCGCCAGCCGCATTTAAGGTGGGCTTGATATCGAAGCCGTCAGCCCAGCCAATGACCCACGACGTATTTTCGACCGAGTCATCCTCGGAAAGCTGGTAAAGCCGGACGTGTGAGGCGTTTTTCGGATCAGCGTCTACTGAGAACGAAGCCTGTCCAGGCGTGCGCAAGCCGCGCAGGTATCGCCTTACCTTGTCACTCAGGCACGTAATTTCAACTTGGTCTGCTGGGTTGCCGCCCGGGTTGAACGCTGTAATGCATTCCACCTCGATGACCTCCAGCTTTGTCGGGTCTGCGGTTGTAGGCACCAGCGCATACATCTGGGTGCCTTGAGTCAAAATCGCCATTGTGTTCTCCAAATGTCGGGCATAAAAAAACCCGCTCATGGCGGGCTGTAAAGTTGGTTGGGACTACCGGAGCACTATCCAGTCGACATCGAAACTCGACCGGTACAACTTTGTTTCGGCGTCTTTGCTCTCGCCACCCCAGCGGACCACATAAGCTTGCAGCTCAATGGCGTGACTGATTGCGTCAGTCACTGCCCTTGCCTGCGCGCCTGTAGCGGCATACACGTCGACCTGCAGCGTGAAGCTGTCAGCATCAGGACGGCCGGCGAGGTAGTTTTCTGGACTGCCGGTGATGAGTTGCCAGACTGCATACGGCTTCGCCACGCCTTCGGGCGCATCATCGAACGGATAAAGCCTGGTGGGGCTGACGCCCAGTAGTGCCGTTACCCCGGCGTCAGCAGCGCATACGGCGAATATGGGTGCATATGACATCACGCCCCCCCTGAAGCCTTGACCGCTCGTTTAATCGCGCGGTCAATGGCCTTCTCGTATTCAGTGATGAATGTATTGGTTGCCTCGGTTATGTTGTCGGCCAGCGCCTTTCGCGCGAATGGATCTGCACGCATTTTGGAAGTACCGAATTCGATGAGGCGCCAATGAGGCGTCGCAGCGTTCGCAGATTTGTCGCCGCCCTTCTTGAGGACAGCGCCTTGCAGAACGCCAACCCGGAAACCCAGGTCCCCGCTCGACTTGAACAATTTCCCGTTCCAGCGAAGCGCGACGTTGTCCGCGATAGATCGGCCTGTTTCAGGGTCGTCTATCCGCTGCGCGCCTTCTTTCATCTTGTTGGCCACCAGCTGGGCAGCCTTACGTAGCGCCGACCGACCGCCTTTACGCTTCATGTCCTGAGTGATCGATTCGAGTTTCCCAACGAGAGAGTCAATACCCTCCAGTTGGAAATCCACTGAGTCAGCCATCGTTGACCCCCTTGGCCACCAAGATGGTGAGATAGTCCAGACCTGAATCGGGATCGGGCAGCGGCGGGCCTTTTATGTCGTAGACATCACCCCGGTAAAGGATTCGCATCGTTGGCAGCACGCCAACTCGGTAGCGGATAACCATCCTCGCGGTCGCCTCTGACTGGCTGGCCTGCGCAGCAATAAAATCCCTGGCGCTCAGCGGCTCGACCGCTGCGGGCACCTTGTCCCAAACCGTTTGCCAGCTCTCCAGCTCTTCACCGGTTTTAGGGTCCTGCAGTCTGCCCAACGCCTGGAACGTGATGCGATGACGAAGTCGACCGGCACGCATTACACGCCCATCCCGATGCGGTATGGCATAAGCAGCGACTTGGAGGCCAGCGGCAGCTCCGCGGCAATCGTGCCGATCACCACTTCCTCGCGGTTGGCGAAGAGGTTGCCCAGCTTGAGCAGGCATGCTGCCTGTATGGCCTTGTTGATCACGATGCCGAAGTCGTCCATATCGATCTGCTCAAAGCTTTCAGACAATGATTGGCGAGCACGCTCGCGAAGACGGCAGCGAATATCAGAGTTTTCTGGGTCGTCGGCCAACTCCAGCGCAGCCCGGTATGCAGCTCTCGCGGCTTGAGTTCGCTGAATGATGTCAGCCTTCGCCTTATCCACATCAGCCTGATCGGCATAGAACCGGCGCTGCAAAAACTGCATAACAGCTTCCTCAGCCGCGCCCAGAAATTCCTCCACGAGCGGCTGATCCTCGGATTCTGCGTGCAGGTGATGCATGGCCGTTTCTATACTGATGACGGGCATGTGTCACTCCTGAGGCGGTTGGTGCTGCTCGGTTTGCGGAGGCGGATTCTCACCCTGAACCGGCGGTCCTTCGCTAGGAACATCAGCTTCAGGATTGCCGGCGGGATCCGATGTGGTGGCGGTCAAAAGTTTGGCCAACTCGCTTTCGGCCTCTTCTTTCTTGCCGATAAAGTCACCGACCTGAGCGCCCTCAGCATCGACAACAATCCAGCGCTGCCCCTTCTTCGCTATCGTTAGCGCCGAGTGGTCACTGGAATTGTTGGTCAGCGCTGCGCCAGCCTCGCCTACGATCTTGCAAAGCTTGAGTTGCTCCAGTTCCTTGGCCAGCCATACAGGCGCGGCATAAGGCTCGTTGTCGGTATCACGGATGATGCCGCGGTCCTCGTAAGCCCGCAGCGGCTTGATCAATACATCTGACATGTCTCACCTCGGTGGGCCGGCGGTGCCGGCCACTTTAGGGGTTGGGCAGCTTAAGCCGCAGCGGCGGGAGCCGTGAGCTTGCCAGTGACGAAGGCTTCGGTACGGTAGATGGAAAACGCCAGACGCTCTTCGGCGCGAAGCGTGACCATGTTGTTTTCGAAGTCCTTGTCGTTCTCGGTAGAAATCAAAACTTCAACTTCCATCCGGTCGAATATCTGCGCACCAAGTTTGAAGGCTCCCACCAGGAAGTCGTTTGGCTTCATGGCTTGGGTCGCGACTACCGGGCGATTCCACAGACGAGCCGCAGTGCCTTCCTGCGGCTGACCGATCAGATAGCGGCCCTGGCTGTCTTTGATCAACTCGATCAGCGCCCAGTCAGTTGGGTTGAGCACGATGCCATCCGAAGGGAACTCTGCCAGCTCGGATTGAAGAAGGGCCAGACGAATCCGGTCGATGCGCTGTTCGCCGGTTACGGTCCAGCCAGCTGGAGACGCGTATTGGTTTGCAACCGGAACGAGCCCTTGCAGATTTGCACCTGCTCCGCTGCCGTACAGCAACTGGGCCTCTTCAGCGAGCAGCAACCCATAACGAGCGCGCGCGTCGATGTAGCTCTGCAAAGCCTTTGCGTCATCCAAAATCTGACGCGAGGCTTTGAACAGATGAGCGATGGTACGAACCGAAGCCGTGACCAAGGCGGTCTCAATTTCGGAATACGGTTTTGCAGAGCCCTCCGCTACGGTCGCGGCATTGTTTGTAAAGCCTGTTTCGCGGACATACTCAAGCGAGCCCGCCTCAGTCTCGCCGGGTGCAATCAGATCGCGAATGGTGGCCCGACGCATGCCCGGCAGCGCGACAGTGTCCAGGCGCTCCGTGGCCGCCAAGCCACCGGCGGATGTGGTGGTGATAGCGGCGCGGGGTACGGAAACGCGACGGGAGCCACGGAAAGAAGAATTGACGCCTTCCATGTGTTCGCTGGTAACAATCAACTCGCCAGCGGACTTCGGGCTCTCGATGCGCTGAGTGTCACGGTTGGCATTGACAAGCTTTTGCTCAGCTTCCAGAACGCGAGCCTGCAGTTCGCCCTGTTTCATCAGCAACTCGTCAACCTTGGCACGAGTCTCGGCGTTCATCTCACCGTGACGGGCGATTTCCTTGTTGCTGGTCTCCGCCTGGGATTTGATCTGGTCGCCAATGGTCTTAAGGCTGGCATTCAGCTCGGTGTATTGCTTTTCGAAGTCGCTCATTGCGATGGTCCTTGGAAAGATTTGAGGATGTCGGATGCCGCGCTCAGGGAGGCGGTGAGGTCTGGCGCGACAGCGCGTGGCTTATCGGACGAGGCAGCGTATTGCGTACCCCCGCCAGCAGCGCGCGGCGTGCTGGACTTGAAATTGGCGAAGAGTTCGCGGCGTTCGCTGCGGGCCATTCCGGCCTTTGCCAGAGCAATGTCCATGGCTTTCAGCGCGTTACTCTGCTGGGCCTGCTCGTCTTCACGCTCGGTGATTTCATCAGAAGAGAGAACGGCCGTTGCAAAGCCGAGCTCAACTGCTCGTCGGCCGCGTATGAACGTCTCGTCATCCATCATCTCGGCAATG